ACATAATAAGAGCAAATACTCCAGCCGATGGGGATACAAAAGCGTGGTAATTATGAAAAGTAAATCATTATATTTAATCACATTATTCATATTGATTATGGCCATAACCGGGTGTGCTAATTCCTCGGAAAATGAAGTGAAACAATTGAAGACCGATTCACCAGACAAAACTAATTTAAGCACTATATCTGAAGAACCTGTAATAGAAGATCAAGCTGCAGAAAAACCTATCGAAGTAGATAAGGGTCTGTTCAGCGTTAGTGTTACTCTCCCGGCTTCGATGTTCGAAGGTGAAAGTATTGACGATGTGATTGCAAGAGCTAAAGAAGACGGTGTAGGCGAAGCGACCATAAACGCTGATGGATCTGTAACTTATAAGATGTCCAAGTCTGCTCACAACAAGATAATGAAAGAAATGGAAGATGGAGTACTTGAGTATGTTAAGGAGATAAAAGAAAGTGGAGACTATGTATCAATAAAGGATGTAACTCATAACAAGTCATTCTCTGAGTTTACGTTAGCGGTGGATCAGGAATTATATGAGAATAGCTTTGATGGATTCGTATCCATGGGTGTTGGCATGATGGCCATGTATTATCAGTTGTTTGAAGTGTTGATCCTGAAGACTATAAAGTAACGATCTCCATCAAGAATGCTGCAACTGATGAGATTTTCAATACCGTTGTTTACCCGGATGCCCTTGAAGATTTATAGAGATAGCTAACCCTCCATAAGCAGTGAAGAAGCCCCTCACATAATCGTGAAGGGCTTTCGTTTTAACCACTACATTCAAATACGAGTTGGCAACTGACTTGCTCAGAAATTTTTTTCTGGGCCCTAACAACATAGTTCTCAACGGTAGATGCACTAAGGCCCATCTGTTCACCGATACGCTTGAATGAGAACCCCTGACCATGCTTCATCTCGTATGCAGATCGTTCTTGAGGACTAAGCCTACAAAGCGCATCTTCAATCTCCATACGCTGCCATTCACTGAGATTCGATGGGCTACCAGCTGTAGAACCAGACACGAACGATTGCATCTTAACAGGATCCATAAGCTTCTCACGCTGATATGCTGACCTACGTTCTATGCCTCGTGTAGATCCAGGACGTCTGCCATTGTTAAGCCACTCAACAACAAAGTTCGCATCAGATATCATTTCGTTAATCAGATCAAGTTCCGCGAATAGGTTGTCGTTATCTACCTTCAACTGTTTGTAATATGTCCTGTTTTCCTTCTTACCCAATTCTAGCAATGGCAATCCATCACTCAACTTTTCAATGTCTGTTAAGAGTTCACGCTTTTTATCGCTTAACATCCGATGTGTACTCCGATATGAAAGCTTCAGGTCATGCATATTCAACAGATATCCCTGTTCGTCTAATTCTGCATCTTTATGTCTTGGCAGCTGGTCCACGCTCCTAGCAGTCGGATTGTTCTCTTAATGTGAATATTCCATAGGACATGAAAAGACGTTAATCGCCCCACGTGTTAAGTGAAGAGCAATTAACGTCAGTCCTCTGATCGCTAATCAGTATCAGTCCAATTTTTCTCTAGTAGTGGTTTCAATAAACTTAACATCATCATTGGCCATCGTGATTTTGATCTCTCCGAAAGCTGGTAATGGATAATCGATTGGCTTACCTTTTACTATTAACGTGATCTTGTTTACCGGTTCATTCATACGGTCCTCCTAGTGTTGAATTTTAAAATCTTACAAGACCTCCGAAGTCTTCTCTTTTCTTATCTCCAATCCATCTCTCACACATTGCCTTGAAGTCTTCGAAATCTTGCTTTATTTGACTTTCGCTCGTACCCGATCCGTAAGTTGGAGAAAATATGAATTGATTGTTAGCCCCACTACCAGACGATCCTCCACCAACGCCAAGAGCGCTAGCTGTCTGACTCAACAAGCTTAAACTTCTAGGAGTTCGTTTCAGTGGGATAGCAGCCTCTGGTCCCGCTTCGCCAAATATGGATGCTCGATTAGCAAAACCACCTCGAGCGAATTTTCCCATCGACGATGAGCTTCCTGAGTTCAGAGCTTGAGTAGCTGCGTCATATGCGCTAGTATCCATCTTAGGAATAAGCGGGATGTCTACACCAGGTATCTTGTTCATCTTCTCGATAAGCCAGTTTATTGCACTAACTATTCCATTGACACCGACTTTAAATGCATGCCATACACTGTCCCAAGTCTTAACGAGAAAGGCTTGTACGGTATCCCAATTCTTATAGAGATAATAAATACCTACAATCAACCCAGCGATAGCAGCTACTATACCTACTACAATCCAAGTGATTGGGTTTGCGAGCACCGCTGAATTGAATATCCATTGAGCAGCCGCTGCAAGCTCTGTAGCGATGGCAATTCCTGTCATGATACCTTGGTATATTGCAATACCTCCGACAAGTACCTTCCATGCCACCATTGCTGTGACAATTCCATAGAGCAAAGGTTCAATCTTTGACCAGTTATCGGATATAAAGTTATATGCCTGCTTTGCTCCGTCATATAGATCTCCGATGAAACCAACAAAATCCTTGACATAGCCAATTGCAATAGGAATGAGTTCGATTGCTTTGTCAGACGCTCGTGCAATTGCGTCTTGCATCTTTTTGATTTTTTCAGGACTATTCATGAAAGTCTTGATGAGCTCATTGCCCTTGTTAAGAATCTCGGTGAAAGCCGGTAAAGCATTAGTCATAATCGTCTGTGACATGTCCTTAAATCGTTCTTTAAACAACCTCATCTGGTTTGCATATTCGTCTTGCGTCCGAGCGAAGTCGCCTTGAGCATCCCCACTCTGCTGGAGTAGGTAGTTATACCTCAGCATCGTCTTGTCGCCTTGACTCATCTTAGCGTAGGCCGTTTTGATGCCCCTGGATAGTGCGAATGCCTCTAGGTTGGCTACACTCATATCGATACCTAGCTGCTTCAATGGCTCAGTCTCGCCACTCATACCCGCACGAATCTTATCGAAGGCTTCTGCAGGATCCAAGTTATAGAACGATGCAAAATCGCCAGATAATGCGGTTAGATTTTGAGACATGGACAACAAATGATCTGAAGATATCCCTGAACTCTTCATCAGTGCTCCATATGTTGAAGAGTACTGCTTTGCCGATAACTCAGCAAGTCCATAACTCTCGAGAGTCGTTTTGCTCCAAGCATCTATCTGCTTAGATCCAGCTCCGAAGGTAACATCCACAACGTTTTGTACCTCTCGTAGATCAGATGCTAATTCAAGACCTTGCTTAGCAACTAGAAACAATCCTGCACCGATAGCAGCGGTACCTATTGCAGCTCCTTTAGCAGCGAAACTAAAAGCACTACTCATTAGCTTCCCTACACGGCTGGACGTGGTTCCTAGATTATTGAACCTCTTATTCGCGTCATGTAACGCCCTTTTCAACTCTGGAGTAATAGTTCCTGCCAGCCTGATTACTGCCTCAAGCTCTTTCTTGTTCGCCAACTGACTTCACCTCATTTCTTTGAATGGATTCAATCATGATCATCATTTCTTACCAGCGAGCTTATTAAGGCGACGACTGATCTCATGATTAATAGTCTTCTCAAGCATGGCGTTAACGTCCTTCTGGATAACTTTCGATACGTCCTCGTTGCTAACCATCTGACCAGTCGCTATGGTCCTCATGACATCGACAGGGTACCTTGATCGTCCTTCCCTTCGCATGATATGTGTCCTGCCTGTTACACTCTGTACAAACGCTTTAGGTTCTCCACCGACACGCTTATAACTCGCTCCTTTCTTTATCTTTACCTTGGCGACCTTCGAGCTAGAATTGAGTCCACCAGGAAGAAAGCGAGCGAGAGTTAGGCGTTTACCGTCAACCTTTACGTGAGCTTTAAGGGATCCGACATTGGCATACCTCGTCTTCATAGTTTTCTTGACTTCACCAGATTTAATATTGTAATCCTTAATCACAGCCTGTGCGGATCGAGTCTCAGCATGCTTAATGGTACGATTTATAGCTTGCTGAACAGCTTTTGGAACCTGCTTTTCAAACCCCTTAAGATCACGCATGACTCTATTCAACGCTGAGGTATCAATTGTTATTGCCAAACCAATCACCTCTTTCAACTAAAAACTTCATCATCTTTTGAACAAGCGGCCGATAACACCCTTCTCCTTATTCTGACTATTCGTAACGTGCAATTGTCGAACTTCTTCATCCGTTAAGAGTTCACCAGTATCTGCAAAATGCTGAATCCATGTTGGGAGCTCGCCATATTTGTAAGCTTTCATTATTTCCTCTACATTTGGTTGCACGCACTCGTCCCCTACATATGGTGTGCCTGAACTTTGATAATATTGAACCGTCTTTGGATCTTCTGGTACTCCTAATTGGTTAGTTTGTTCGCTAGGTTTTAATCCTGTGAGTGTTTCGGCTTCATTCAGCTCACTTAATATTTTTCTAGCCTTCTTGTATGGAATGTTAGCTTCCCTAATCTTGAGAGTTAGTTGGGCTCTTAGCACTCGAGCTTCCCCCTGGATCTTATCAATATCAGCATTCAGTCCTACAAGTTCATGGGCACGAGCAGCTCTAACATCGTCGAGAAGGGTTAGGAGCTTCTCACGCTTCCCGGCTTCAGATCCAGCAGTCAACATCTCAAGTCTCTCATTTCCCGTTGAGATCTCAGCGGATAGCTCTTCAACACGTTGCTTGAGTTGCGTTAATTCGGAAGTGGTAAATTCCTTGGTACCGGAAGCATCGTCTATCAGTGATTGTCTATACCGCTCAGCCGCTTTCGTGTGCTCTGCCTGGTTCTGTTTAACTTCCTTCTGTAATGCCGTGACTCTTGAATCGATGCTGTTTGCAGCGTTGTTGAATGCTTCTAGTGCTTGCTTCATATTGTTCTAGTCCCCCTATTATTGTTGATGGCCGCTGCTATCATATCGACGTTCGATTCGTTCGCGGTACCCGCTTCTCTGGACTGACCTTTAGGTTGTCGTCCTGGGTGATCGTTTGCAGCATTCACTATCATGTCGATGGTTTCTGAATTGCTAAAGTTATGACCACCCTGTGATATTGATCGGTCAGATAGAATTGAATGAGCGACCTCTTCAGCAGTCTTATTTTGAAGAATCGCTTGATTAATCAACTCGGTATTTTCTCCATTTCGGATAGATTCGAGCTTTGCAATCCGTTGTGCTTCTGTTTGTTTACTCACTATGAACACCTCCAGTTTTTAGTATGAAACTGTATCTTTCAAGAATATCCCGAGCACTCGAAGCTGTTCCTCATGATCAGAAGCCGTGTCGGTACCACCAAAAACAAGTGCTTTGCGATTGAATTGACCAGATACATAGGCAGTTGTAACTACATCACCGGTTGTTGTGTCGACACGGCTTCTGTCAGTTAGGATGCAATTAGCAACTTCGGTTCCATCAATCCTCGAGCTATCAACTAGAGCAGCTTTACCGCCTATGGTTACAATACCGAGCACGGTACCTCGAGCCAGAACACCTTGACCAGATTTCAAAGTAATACCCTTAATGTCGATTGGATGAGTCGTGTCATTAATTAGATTGTCCGGGGTATGTTCCCCATAATTGTTGTCAACTAGATTCAAAAAGATCAGACCCTCTCATAGTTAAAGTGTATTAAGTTTAATGTGTTAATAGGCTGAACCTATCATTAGAGCGATATCAATTGTTTAAGCCATTTACGTGACTGTTCTGAGCTCTAAACCATACTCTCGCTGTATAGCTGTGGAAATAGAGTTGAGAGGCTTGAATAGGCTGTGACAGAATCACTCATACCAGCTATTTCAGGAAGAATAATATTGAATGAAATCCTCATCGATTCCCAATGATCAACCTGTGCTTTTATTCGCTTAAAGAGCGATTGCATGAGCTCGAGATGCTTTATTAGTTTATCCTTCTTCTTACGGTCCTTGCGAAACTCGCCATGTAATGCGATACGAGCTTCAAGCTTCCTTAGCTCAGCTAGTGCTTGGTCCCGGGTATCTACGCATATTCTGATATCCTCGTCGGTCTTAGCAATGAATGTTGGTAGGAATTCAATGACTTGAGCTCGCATCTCACCTGGTTCCTTGCCGATTGTTGATTGAACGAATTGCCGGAGCCAGCTTTGGTAGTCACGATCTAGCAGAGTATCATTCATGATCTGCACCTCCAACCGATACAAGCTCAGATGCTTGCTGGTCTTGATGAGCTGCAATTCGATCCATTATGCTTATTTTATATCCATTCAATTCAGGTCTCTTCACCACCTCAAATATCCAGTTTCTAATCGAAATGTATTCGGTATTTAGCTTTTCGAATTCAGAAGGCGTCGACTCTCTCATACAAAATGCTAGAGCTGATTCTACGCCTTTCAATCGTTCGTAAGCCACAATTGCGTACTTCGGCCTTCCAGTTCCTTCATGGACCCACTTGTTGTAAATCCCCTTAGCTGCTCTAAAATATGGAGAATATTGAACTTTGGGAGAGGGGGATTTTGTCTCACTTACATCCACATCATTTACAACTTTCGATTCAATCGTAATATCCATCTCATCATTCCTTTTCGGCAGTATCTTCTTGATTTTGCTCTGGATTATATTCAGAGAGCTCCGTTAGAGCATCATGTAAACCCTTGGTTATTCTGGACTTAACCACGTTCACATCGTCTACCCCGGCGAGCTGCTGAGATAACATATCCGGTATGGCTAATATCCTTCTGCGGAATTCATCAAACATCTGGTTCATGACAGATTCCACGTCGGCAGCTGTGTGGAGTGTCTCCCGCATATCTACCAGCTTACGAGCTGCTATCTCTGTAAGCTNGTAGNCGTGTGAGCTCCGTCTTGTGATCAATCAAACGAGGCTTGCCGTCTTCTTCCTTACCACCAGCGATGTGTTCGGTGTAAGCCTGCACAGCTTCGGATAGAATGTACTTACCTCGGCTCGACTGCTTCAGGATCCCATCTCTAGTTAGTTGAGCTATCCATTGTTTTGATTTCGAGAGAATAATAGCGAGCTCACCAGTCTGAACTTCCCTCTGATGGATCTTAATTACTTCCGTATTGAGTTTCGGTATAACGCTCGCCTCACTTCCGTTTAACCGCTTCATCTTTGATAACATATATTTATCGAATTAGATGAAGCGATAAATTATAACTTGTAATTCTAGGCGATATTCAAGCGAAAGTGAAAGGAATTTTTTTAAATTTAATCTGCGGGGTATTTGGGCCTCGCAGTACCCGCACTCCATCAGAGACTCTGAAAGTACCTTTTTGATCTGGAGAGACCCTTCCCACCCTATCCCTCACATCCCTCTACACGCCCACATACACCCGCATTAGATAGCTCAGCTTTGACTCTTATTAGGTCTGAGATGTTGTAATGCTTCGGACAATAATGTTGATAAGAGGTCTGCTTACATCCAGGTTGCAGACATTGCGCTCTGTACTTTCTCCTGAATTCGCTCTNCTGCCATGATCTCGTTTTCAACGCAACACCTCAGCTCCTTAATAAGATCATCAATACTGATTACGCCTACCCTTGATAGCTTATAACTGTAAGCCCTTGGTATGTCTGCTTAGGCTGTTCCTGCTGTAGTCTTCTGCTCTTCCAATACATACATCGGGACGCTCGTTCAATAATCTAGCAGCTTCAACTTCATCGTCTTTGGTGTATGTGACCTCACCAGTGCTGTTACTTAGTGTAAGATGCACGATGGTACAACCTGGATGCGATTTCAGCCAACGTTCTTCAAAGATGGCTTTAGTATCGTCTGTAAAGATCGTCGACTTATGCTGTGGTGCAAAATGATTTCCTCTCATATCGTTTTCACCTCCCTCCACGCTCGTATTTAGAACTGGCGTTCGATTTAAGGGCCTAATAATACCCGACTCAACATCTTGCTCACTGAAGCCGGGTTATGTTATTCTTAACTCATATTTGTTGTCAACCTATTCGCCTTTAACCGTTACAGCGGAGAGAGGCGTTTTTTCTGTCCATGTATTTGATAGAATGCTTCACTTAGCACCTCTCATCACTTGATCACTCACTCCCGGATGCTCAAGATGGTGCAGCATAAGTCTAAAGCATGCTTCCTCTTGATTCTCATGGTTGATATCTCCGTTTAGAAAGACTCGTTGGGTATCTGGTACTGTTGTGATATAAATTCCATCGATGTCACCCATATCATTTACGTAGTTGATCTTCACTCCCAAGTGCTTTGCTAATAGAAAGGGACAACTCTCACCGATTTCATCAAATAGCTTCTGAACTCTCTTTTGCAAAGAATTCTCTGATTGGCTATACACGGCAGCAACTCGAATCGATAATTCCATATTGAACGCCTCCTGAGCCTATTGGCTGATTGATTTAAAAATATTGAAATCGCTCTGCTTAACATCAAAATACTGAGTAACCAGTGTATATGCGGTCATAGATTTAAGATTTTCAACAATCTCTGTAAGTTCTTCTAGTGATGCTTCGCCATAAGCAACAGTCACATAATTATACATTTGAGCTGGTTTGTAATGATCAGGCTGTCCAATCGGCTTGATCTCAAATATTGATATAGAATGGCCGTTGCTATAAATAGCATGTGTATCATCGATCTGGTATGCTGTGTGGATTTCTCCATGTTCGGATAAGGGTAGTATCGTAATCTCTTTCATACAGTGGTTTCCTCCATTTCCTCGAATAATTTAATGATTGCGTCACGCTCAACTCGTAGATCAGCAATACGTTGCATCATCACCTGAGCTTCAGGTGTGTTCCGGTACCCGTTGAGGTTGTCGCTTAGCTTCTTGGCTATGGCTATGTGCTCATACATGATCTGCTCCAGCCTGTCCGAATGTTCCTCGCTGTTCATGGCCCGCCATACAGCAGCTTTACTCATGATCAGGATCCTCGTCATAAAATCCAACCGTTAATACTTGATTGCCATCACCGATAACATGAGCACCTTTGATAACCCTACCTTCTTGTAACAAGGTCCGTAGAGCTTGAAGTCCATCTTCAAACGGGTTTCCACCACTAGTGGAATTAACATCATCCATGACATTGAGCTCGATTTTCATGTCTACAGACTCTTCATATTCGACATAGCTATTCGCCTCTTCAATACCTTCAGCGGGAATAACATTGCTATTGAACCATGCAGCATAACCATCACTCGCGATACAAATGTTGATCTGACAGTCGGTTACATCTTTCGAGTAGGAATGATTCCTTAGATCGAATGAAAAGTCAGCATCCCCCAATTTAACAATGACTGAATCTCCATCTACACTCCCTATGAAATACTCAACGTTTACCGGCATATCACTGATTCCAATAAGAGGATTGCTAGATTCCTCCGTATTAAATTCTAAATTGCACGTAACCTCATATTTCTTCATTACCTCGAATAAGTGAATAACTTCTCCTACTGTTACGTTGATCATCTTCGTGTTTCCCATGTTCTTCATTCCTCTTTTCAATAGTTTATTAGTTGGTCCAGGTGCAATAGTTTCATACGGTCAGTAGCTGAAGAGCGATGTAGTTCCCGGCATTAGTTCTCAAATATGGCTTACCATTAACTAAGACTCCATAGCACATAGCATCACATCCTCTCGAGGTTTATTGAAGTTTCCTGCCTTTACAACAAAGCGGGCATGAGTGAATCTGCTATGGAGTTAGACGGTCCGCAATTGACACTACTCAATATTCGGATTTCGTTCCGTTCTAGAATTTGCTTAAGCCTCCTTGCATGCTGCATGGTTTTTAATATACAGAGCTCTTCAACCGCCTCTACGCCCGGATCGCCAGTGTGCACATCTACACCAATTCTATGGGTAGGTAGCTGGAGTGTGACATAATGCCTCGTAACTGATAACATTCAGGGTTCCTCCTTCCTCGTTGGCATTAGCTTTCTCCTGGGCCTTGTTCCATGAGCCTACGGAAAAACCATCCATCTTCGTGATCAGGGTCATCAACACTATGTTTGTTCATAGAAAGCTCGTACATCTCGTTGACATATTCCACATACTCTTTAATAAGATCAGGCTTTGTCTTCCATACATGATTGAAGATTGCAAGTAATAAAGATTTGATTGATCCATTAAGACTGAGATCGGTATGAAAGTTGATCATGGTACCTTTTTGTTTTACTTTGTAATGCTTTATCCGTTTTTCCTCTGCCATAAATCAACAACCTTTCGTAATTATTATTGAACTGGATCTAAGTATGTGGTGCCTGCATCATTCGCTCAAAGAATGTGTCGGAATTTTCCTCTTCAGCGCTTTCCGGCTTCTTTACATCGGACAGCTGATCCGCTTGATTCATTCTGGCTAAAAATTCGCTCCATAGTTCAGGTTTAGTAGACTTAACCTCACGTGCTAGAGTTCTTAACAATGCCAGAATACTGGTGTTTTTCTTGGTATCCGTGGTCAATGTAATCTTGCAATCTGCGTGACGGATTGTATATTCCTTGAGAGCAATAGCCATTAATCATCATCCTCCTATCGTGATGGGTTTAAGAGCTTTTGAGCATTTTGAATAATTTATCAAGTCGAAGTTTTTGAATTAGTCCTCTTCCAATCGCTGGCATGAGTTCTTCATCTCGATCCTGCTGCACATGACTGTCATATGCTTTAGTAAAGTGAGCTCGGTCTGCCATATCATTTTCACTCATGCACAGATTACGGTACCCCATCATTTCCACGATACTTTTAGACAGAGGATCTAAGCTTGCTTTCGCCTCAGTCTCTCGATAAGAGCCATATACCCGAATAGCTTTGGTCACATTCCCCCAAGCTTCCATACCGGTTATTCGTTCAGGATTATTGATATACACAATGAGCGATCGTATTTCAGCTACGGTTGGAGGGAACTTCGATAAACTCAAATGTTTCTGTATTGCTAGTGCAGCTACTTCATATGCAGTATCACTCAGCATATTCATCCACAGTTGAATTAATGGTTCCTCCTTACCTTCTTGTGGGAAGTTGCTATAATTTGCCGAACAAATCCCAATCAGTTTCATGATTTCCTTCCTGTTCATTCTCTTTATCCTCCTCTTCCTGGTATAATTCTTGCATTCTGTTAAATGCAGTTTTAGGTTTAGGCTTAGAATCCATCTTTAATGCGAGATCTACATACTTCTCTCTGAGCTTTGATGGACTTAGTATATTCTGTTGCCAGAAAGGATCTGCTGTACA